ACGCTAATTATTTCAATTCCAAGCCGCTCAAGATAGTCTCTGTCGTTCAGCGCCTTGACACCGGCGCGGCCAAAGCGGTTCAATTTGTGAACGAGAACAATATCGTATTCTTTGCGCGGCGCAGCATTCAGAAGCGCCTGAAACTCTTCTCGCTTTTCGGAATGATACATGCCGGACTTAGCGCGATCAGCATAGATTCCGATAATGTCGATGCCGTTCTGCTGTGCGTAATATTTACAAGCGCGGATTTGTGCTTCCACGCTTTCTTCACGCTGCATATCACTGCTGTATCGGGCATAGATTACTGCTCGATTCACTGTAATACCTCCAAAGTATGACTTGCCAAGCCTACCCCGGAGGTGGTATAATCCAATTGTTGGGGCGGATTATCCTCCAAGGATAAGCTGTTCTACTTTTCCCGTTTCCTGTTGGCGCAGGGGGCGGGATTTTTTTATTGCGCTTTTTTCAAAACCTCACCATCTTGCATGTAATAGTCAAGCCCTTCGTCTTGGCAGCGCACACTTTCTGCTTGTCCGTCTTTTATATACGCAATATATGTTTTTCCGTTGTAGTATAGACTATATCTCTCACCCTCTGCCCAATCTTCAATTTTTGTGCACAAGTCCGCGTATTCGCACCCAATTGCCTCAAACGCCGCAATTGCTGCACTTCTCGGCACATCTATTTCAGACGATGACGATTGCGTTTTGTCATCGTCTCCCGCAACTAGAAACGCCAAAGTTACAAAAACTGTAGCTATAAATAGTAATGCAATCAGGCATCCGAACTTTTTCTTTTTTGGCTTCAGCGTTAGCGTATCATCGTGGTCACTCGAATATACAGGGGTTGGGTGATTTGCGGGTGTTCTACACTCGGGGCAAAACTTTCCATCAAATTCCTTCCCACAATTTGAACAATACATAAATATCCTCCTAACCTTTTATTCAAAACTTCTACGAACTTCTACGACTTTACCAAATATGCGAATAGGGACATCTTTGAGAGAATATATTTGAACGGTATGTTCAGGGTTATAAGATTGGGGAGTTAAAGTGACGATATTACCATCCCGATGGTAACGTTTAACTGTGGCATCATCGCCGTTTACGATAACAACAGCGATTTCACCGTTTTCAACTATGTCCTGCTTTCGGATAATGATAATATCCCCATCATCAATCCGAGCGGCGTTCATGCTATCGCCGTTTACTCTTAAAGCGGTGTATTCGTTAGGGTTCGGATAGTCAACTGAAATATAGCTCTCTATATTTTCTTGTGCGTAAAGAGGCATACCGGCGGCAACACGGCCAAGTACAGGGATGGTTCCAGTTATTGACAGCGGCATCGCACCGACCCTTTGCATAAGAGAATCGTATGCGTCACCACATTCTCCTGTCATAATAAATGACGGATCAACTTTTAAAGCCTTAGCGTATACGTTGATTCGATCTCGGCGCATATTTGCGATTTCGCCACTTTCCCATCTTGACACCGTTGCCTCTGAAACATTAACCATGCTTGCAATTTCTTTTTGAGTATAGCCAAGTTGTTTCCTTCGCTCTGCAAGATAATTACTCATCATGACTTCCTCCGTTCGATATTTTTATTGTACACTTATTATTGCGTTTTTGCAAGAGTTTAAACCTAAAAAAGGTAAAAATATTGCGTAAACGTATTGACTTACGTAAACGCAAGTGATATACTGGAATCAATCGGAAGGGGGTGGACACGTGTTCAACAAAAAAATGTTTAAAGCAAAATGCGTAGAGAAAGGGATGTCAACGCGTGACATTGCGCGCATTTTAGGGATTAATGAAGCGACATTGTATAGAAAAATTTCTGGTGAAAGTGATTTTACGAGAAATGAAATTCAGCTTTTTAGGCAGGCATTAGGACTGACCTCATGTGAAATGGACGCTATTTTTTTTGCTTAAAACTTACGTAAACGCAAGAAATCGTTTAATTCGGAAAAACCGTAGATGAAATGATGAAGTAAACTGCCGCGCTCGACGAACTGATTGCAGAGAAGTCTGTACAATCAGAATAGCAAAATATATGTCCGATAAAGCGGACGGAAAGGAGAACACCATGGAAGGCATGGAAGAAACGAATGCGCGCGTGGCAAAAGTGCTTGCGCCGTATTATCTGGAGTTGATAAGGAAAGACATCCAGCGGGAAAAAGAGGAGGCGCAGAAAAATGGACAAGCCTAACCCGTTCTGCCTGCGTCTCCCGCGCGGCCTGCGCGGATGGACAAGCCTTATTTGCAAGGTGGTGCTGCTCGCATCTATACTGCCCGTGCTGGACGGCCTTCAGGCGATTGGCCGTGGCAACTCGGACATGCTTCCGGGGCTTGTAACGCTGGCGTTTGGGTTGGTGCTAGTGCTGGCTGGGATTGGCGGATACATATTTGCAAATGAGGAAAAGCAAGATGACTAAAGAGCAAAAATTGAAGATGTACGAAATGCGTCTTGACGGATACACACTTCAAGAAATTGCGGATGAATTTGGAGTTTCAAGGCAGTACGTAGATCAAGTGATTCCTTCTAATGGCCGATCGCGCAATATGAAGAAGCTTTTATGGAGGACAAGCCATGAAAATAACTCATGAAACGCGTCGGGAGAGCTTTGAGCAGCTTGACCCGAGCGGGCGAAAGGCGGCTATCTTGGCAGAGCTTGAACGTGGCGATGGCACGGCACTGGAAATCATGCGGCGAATGGGTTTTACGGATCCGAACCGAGTAAGGCCGCGTTTGAACGAGCTTGACCGTGCAGGATACATATTCCAGGTCGGAAAACGCCGTGACCCTTACACGGGTGTTGAAGGTGTCATATACAGCAAAAAAAGCCCTGCCCGCGCTACCAACACGGACAAGGCAACAGAGAAAAATACTCTATTTAAAAAATACACCACCGGGGAGGATTTGTCAAATGCCTGAACTACATTACATAGGGATCTCCGCGGCATTTGACCCAACCGACGAGGGTGACAATCCTGCTTGCAGTAAGTGTAATGACCGTCTTAGCTGGGGAAATATCATGTTCTTTGACCGGTTCGGCACATTGGGATGCGACGGATGTTGCGACAGGCTTGACGATGGAACGTTGGTAGATGCTGAAACGGGAGAATATATTGCAGGCCCCGGAGAATGGGACTGGTGTACCGTAGGCTATATGGCCGGATAAGGAGTGAATATGAAATTCAGAGATTTGCGCGCCGATGAAGTTGACGCGCGGATATCGACCGTAAGCGAAAAGGGTATTTCTTTGCTGCTCTACAAAGACGCACGCTGCGACATGCGAATCTTGGACGAAATTGTAGGCTCAGAGAATTGGCAACGCGAGCACTACGAATGCAAAGGCAATTTGTTCTGCCGGGTTGGAATTAAGATGCCAGACTGGAATGACTGGGTATGGAAAAGCGATTGCGGCACAGAGAGCTACACCGAAAAGGAAAAGGGCGAGGCATCGGACAGCTTTAAACGCGCGTGTTTTAACTGGGGAATCGGTCGGGAGCTATACACGGCTCCATTTATCTGGATTAAAGCGGGCGATGGAGTTGAGATAAAGCCGAATACAAAGGGTGGATTTACATGCTACGACCGTTTTCGTGTTACATATATGGCTGTTTCAGACGGGAAAATCACTGCACTGAACATTGAGAACGCTAAAACAAAACGCACAGTTTATACCTTTGGAAATGTGGGCGGCGGAGATGTATGTGCAGTGTGCGGGAAAATGGTATCGCCGTTTGTAGCTCAAAAGAGCAAGGAGGCAAACAACGGGGTTGTGTATTGCTCCGGTACATGTAGAAAGGCTGCGAACAATGGTTAGGCGCATTGAATTTGATGCATGCCGCGTTGACATGGGACTTGAGTGCTGGCTGTGCCTGCGCGTGAAAAACCGCGCGCAGGCCGCACAGATTGCGTATGAGCTGAAAGACAAGGCCATGGAGATGGTGGCGGAGATCAAGCGTAAAACAAAGGCCCGCAGCAAAGACGCAAATGCGTATGCGTGGGAGCTTATGGGCCAGATGGCCGATTTGCTGCACACAGACAAGGACAGCGTATATCTTGAGATGCTGAAAAGATACGGCCAGCAATTTGTGGTAAAGGTGCCAAATAAAAGCGTTGAGATGTTCAAGCGTCAGTACAAATACTGCGAACAACATGAAACACTTGCTCCGGAAGAACGGGCGCAATATTACCGCGTATACCTTGGCAGCTCTACATACACCACCAAGGAAATGAGTGTCCTGATAGACGGCATTGTCAGTGAGTGCAAAGACCTTGGAATAGAGACGATGACACCGGAAGAACTGGCACGCATCAAGGAGGAGCCACGGTGAAGAATCTCGATAAAAACGGATACGCACCCAGCATTGTGACGTTTGACACAGACTGCTGCTTTTTGTGCGGCGGACAGGATGAAAAGCTTGACAGGCATGAATGCTTTGGCGGAGCGATGCGCGAAAAGAGCAAACGCTTTGGGCTTTGGGTTCCGCTGTGCCATAACCGATGCCATGAATACGGGCCGAATGCGGTACACAGAAATAGAGAATCAAGGACGTATTGCCAGCAGGCAGCACAGAAAGCGGCGATGCAGGAATACGGATGGGGTAAAGAAGATTTTATCCGCGAATTTTACAAAAACTATCTGTGATTTGTAAAGTACAGTTTTAAGTTAATGGAGGCTTGATTATGAAAAAACTGTGGAAATTTGAATGGGATTCTGATTATGCATTTATCGGAGGGATTTTTAAAGCTACTGACGAACAAATAAAAAATGCAATTGGGAAAACCATTTATCTTGGAGAAGCAGAAGGAAAACATTCTGAAGTTTATGGTGTACTCGAGGAAAATGATATCGTTCTGGTAAGCGATAATCCTATTGCGGTGAAAATTATTCCCGAATTTGGATATAACCCGTTGGGTTATATTTCTGAGGAGGATGTCTGATATGGGATTAAACGTAGTCGCGTTGATGGGCCGCCTTGTGGCTGAACCCGAACTGCGCCACACACCTAGCGGGGTTGCGACATGCACGTTCCGCATCGCGGTAGACCGCAGCTATTCCAAGGATGGAGAACGAAAGGCCGATTTTATCGACATTGTAACATGGCGGCAGACAGCGGAGTTTGTTTGCAAGTATTTCCACAAAGGCAGCATGATCGCCGTGAACGGTTCCATCCAGACCCGTAATTATGAGGACAAAAACGGGAACAAGCGCACGGCCTTTGAGGTAGTCGCAGGAGGCGTTCATTTTGCAGGCGGGAAAGATGATGGCGCACAGCGCGGAACGCCTCAGACGGGCGCACAGCGTACACAGGAGCCGTTTAAGACAAATGCCGCTGCCGCAGATGTGCAGCAGGATGATTTTGCGGTGATTGACGATTCAGAAGATTTGCCGTTTTAAGGACGTGACAATATGGCAAATGACGGATATATCAAGCTTTACAGAAAGATGATGAAGTGGGGCTGGTACACTGACACGAATGCCAAATGTGTGTTTCTTCATTTGCTTTTTCTGGCACAATATGAGGCGTGTTTTTACCGTGGGATTGAGTTGAAAGTCGGACAGGCAGTAACGTCGATACGCGAAATTTCATTGCAAACAGGTATTTCAGTGCAGTCCGTGCGAACAGCGATAAATCATCTAAAATCAACACAGGAAATAACACAGTGCACACATGGAAAATTCAGCGTGTTTACAATAAAAAACTATATCGAGTACCAAGGAGCCAACACGGAAACTAACAATCAGGTAACACGAGACCAACACAGTGCTAACACAGAAGTAACACAGACCCTTATATTAAGAAATCAAGAAGTCAAGAAATCAAGAAATAAAAAAGATATCTCTATCGAGATATCCAAAAAGAAATTTGGCGAGTTTGAAAACGTGCTGCTCGACGGGCAAGAGCATGAGAAGCTGGTGGACAGCTTGGGCGATATTGGCGCATCGGAGTATATCGAGCGGTTATCTGCCTATCTTGCACAAACCGGGCACCGTTACAAAAGCCACTATGCAACGATTCTGAACTGGTGGAGGAAAGACGGCAAGCCTGTTAAACGCACATCGGAACCGCGTGTGATCAAGCCGGACGTGGGACGGGAGATCACGCCAGATATGACGGCAGAGGAGTTGTTTTAAATGCTCGGGGCAGAACAGAGCGTCATTGGCTGCCTGATGCTGGAACCCGCGTTACTGGATAAGGCGCGCACGATGCTTTCACCGAAGATGTTTGAGGCGGAGCCGCTGGCACGGATATTTTCCTGCATGCTGAAGTTGAAAAAGGCGGGAATGCCTGTGGACGCGGTGACGGTGGTTTCTAAGCTTGGCGCAGAGTACGACGGGATAATCCGAGAATGCGCAAGTATTACGCCGCGCATTGAGACATTTCCGCAATATTCGGCGCTTGTACTGGACGCATGGCGGGAACGCACATTGGTGACGGATTTACAGAGCCTTGCCATCAGCGGGCACACCGCCGACGAAATGACGGCAGAGCTTGAACGGATTGCAGCGCAGCAGCGTGACATCATGCAGCACGTACACAGCACATCGGAGCAAACATTTTTGGAGGCTGTGACGGAGGCATATAAAAACTTATTCCGGCCCGATACGTCGCTGAAAACCGATTGGAAACAATTCAATGACGTGCTGGGAGGTTTACAGCGAGGATGCCTGTACATAATTGCGGCGCGTCCGGGAGACGGCAAAACAGATTTTTCCATGCATCTGGCCGTGCAGCTTGCAAAGCGCTATCGCGTGGATTACAGAAGCCTTGAAATGACAAAGGAGCAGCTTGTGCACCGCATACTTTCTCGGGTATGCATGATAAATTCCACACGCTTTCGGGATCACGACATTGACGAAAACGCGCAGAAACGCATCGGAATTGCTGTAGACCGAATGGGAGATTTGCACCTTGTGATGGACGATACACCCGGAATATCCGCCGAGGATGTGGAGGCGAAGCTTGCTTCAAGCAAGCCAGACGCAATGTTTATCGACTACCTGGGATTGATGCGTGGAGACGATACCGGTAAAAAACCTTTGTGGCAGATAACAGGCGAGATCACGCACTCGCTCAAGGCCATGGCGCAAAAGCACAATGTTGCAATTGTGGCATTGGTACAGATGGGACGAGCAGTGGACAGACAGAAAGAACCTACGCTTTCGGATTTAAAGGGCGGAAGCGACATCGAAGCGGACGCGGATGGTGTGATTTTTATGCGTCCGCAGAAAACGGGAGAATTTTTGAGCGGGGAC